CTGATATAGTTTCACAACCTACCACTACTGGAAACTTAAGAGGCACTTGGCAATTAGTCCAATTACTGATGTCAACATCTAATGTCATCACCCATCCTGCAGCATAATCTAGTAGCTGATTATTCAATGGAGTGATAGAAGGTGAGCCTACAATATCAAAGGAGTAATCATTGCTAAAATTAAAATAGTTGATTAAGTCCACTAGAATCTGATGACAGTCTGAAAGAATAACAGTGATGTTAGCTCTATCCTTCTGAATAATGTCTAAGCAATACACCTCTAAGCTGATAGTGTTCACATCCATTGTAGTAGATGCCACAATTGGAGTGATAAAAACTAATGGATACCTCTCATCCTTAGTGGCAAAGTTAGGAAGTTGCTCATTGAAATCACTACCTACCTTTTTAACTTGTAGGTGATCGTTGTAAAATGCTTCAATCTTGTTTATTAGTGCTTGATAACTTGTCATAATTCAGCGTTTCTTTGGATGCGTTTAACTCTATTTTGTGTGCTTGTCATTTCAGTCTCACTAACTACAGCTGTGACTGTGAAGTTAGGTGTTGATTGGTCATTACTATTGCCATTGTTACCTACATTGTTAGCATTATTGCTGTTACCAAACATGTTAGGTGTTGCCATCTGTCCAATGTTAGATTGTGTAGTGTTACCACTTACTGGTGTAGGAGCATTGCCACCACCTTCAAAAGATGTAGATGATATAGCTGAAATAGATGCGGCAGTTGCTGCTATAGATGCGGCTATTCTTATACCTGATGCAATACCTAGAGTGAAGTCAGGTACTGATAAGATTGCTAAGATAGCTTGAGCTCCATTGATTGCAGCCATTGCTAAGTTCATTTTTTTCTGTTGCTCAAATTGTTGCTTAAGGATAGCCTCTTCTTGCTTACTACCTTTCTCAACATTTTTCAACTTGTTTCTGTTAGTAATTTCTTGCATGCTTGTGATAGCTCCTAGTGCTTGCTTAGTAGTATCAAAGCCATCATTAATGTTCTTTAAGGTCTTAGCTGTAGCTTCAGCTTCAATCTCTTCAATCTTCTTAGCTGTAGCTTCTTCTGCTGTGATTTTAGCTTGTCTATACTTTTCTCTGATAGCTTCTTTTTCAGTCTCAGATAGATTCAAGTTGTTAAGCTCAGCTAATTTCTGTGCATCTAATGCTGTAAGTTGTTTAGCTAAGAATTCATTGTTAAGTCTTATCTCCTCATCCTTGTTGCCTTTAAATCTTTCAAGCTCAAAAGCCGCTAATGATAGTGCAGTCTCAACTCTTAATTTTTCAGCATCAATTAATTTTTTTGTCTTCTCAAATGCTAAATCAGTCTTAGCTTTTTCAACTACACCCAAATCAACTACTAACTGGTCATTGATATTCTTTATCTCAATAGCTGTTAACTCTTCATTCTGTAGTTTAACCTTAGCCTCAGCTTCAAGTAGCTTAATCTTAGCATCTAGTTTAGCCTCATCTGTACTAGCTGTTAACAAGTCATTCTGTGCCTTAGCTAGATTCTCTTTATTGGTTGCATCAGTGACCTTCTTATTGTAGTCTTCTTGTAGTTTTTCTTGTTGCTTAAGTGTCTCAGCTCTAATGATTGTTAATTGATCCTGACTAAGTTTAAAAGCCTTAGCATTTTTAGCCATGTAGTCAACTTCTACCTGGAGTGCTTTGACCTCAGCATCTACTCTTGATTGAGTACCTTCTTCTGTAGCTAAGATTAGTACTTTATTAGAGTCTTTAGTAGCTTTTAACTTTTGCTCTAATGACTTAACATAGCTTTCATAGTTAGCTTTCTGTCTATCAGCATTCTCTTTGCGTTGTTTCTCAGCCGCCTTCTTAGTCTCATCAGCAACTCTAGTATCTATCTTAGTAGCTTCTGCTGCATAAAATGCTTTAGTGTTTAATTTAGCCTCTTCAAATCCTTTGGTAGATTGACCTAATACCTTAGCATTTCTAATCAAGATGTTGAGCTCTTTAATCTCTTTCTCCTGGTCAAGTTTTAATTGTGCCTTAGCTCTTTCATTCTCATCAGTCATTAACCTCATGCGTGACTTAATTAACAAGTCATTCTGTCTCTGATTGATGTCTATGATTGCCTTAGCTCTAGCTCTTTCGTTCTCCTCTATTGCTTGATTATTCTTCTTATACTCATCTTTGAGCTTTTCTCTATCCTTAATTTGCTCATCAGTAAGTTCACCACCAGCATCTTCTATAGCTTGTAGTGAGTCAAGTTGTGCTTGTAGTGATTTTTGATTATTTTCTAATCTTTGATTCTCAATGTCAAATGATGACTTAGATGTGTCAATCTGTACACCAGTCAACTCCTCCATCATAGCTATCTCTTCTCTGCTCATTGTAGCAGTCATCTCAGCTACTTTCTTTCTATTGGCAAAGGTTTCATTCATTGCCTCTCTTTTAGCCTCCTCAGTCTTCTTAACAACCTCTGCATTTTCTTCAGCTGCAAAACTTGTCAATCCTAACATGTCAGTCAATGCTTTGAATCCATCAATGATTAAATTGATAGGAGCCATCAATGCCTTAAGTACAGCATCAAGTACACCAAAATACTTAAGGACCATAACAACTGCAGCAACTATAGCAACTATCACAGCTACCAATAGAAAAATAGGATTAGCAAGTATCTGTACTCCTAACTTAACAAATGCACTACCCATAGTCTTAATGACTCCAGTGAAGGCTTTGAATCCTGCCGCTATCTCTTTTGGATTGACGTTCCCTAATGCACTAGCAAAAACTTGAGCTTTTTGTTGAGCTTCTGCAAAGTCTAAGGATAGCAATGAGTCTTTAATACCACCTAATGAGTTGCTGACTTGTTCAAACTTAGAACCAGTAGCAAAATTATTAACAGCCTCATTAGCATCAGATAGTTTATCTTTCAGCTCCCCAGCTCTCTGTGATAACTTGGCAATTTGTTCCGGATCAGTTGCATCAGCAATAGCACCCTTTAATTCCCTTAATTCAGCTTTAATGGCACCTATGCCAGTTATCTTTAATGGTATTTCAACTTCATTCATAAACTCTAATTTCTATTGATGTGTTAACAAGCATATTGTCTGATGATGTAAAATTATCGTAAGTATACAAAGTGATTGTATCCTCATCAAACCTTCTAGCAATTACTGTAGCAAAGTCACCAGTTCCACCACTAACATCAGCTGAGCCACTTACTATAAATGTTTTATTTAATGTGAATGCGTCAATCAATTCTAGCTTATAGACTCCAGTAGAAGTCCTTGAGAATGTAGGTATCTCACTAAATGTATTTTCTAAGACAATTGCTGTAGGAGCATTAGTACCAACTTGATTAAGCAAGGCTACATATTTCTTGTAAGGTGTCACCACAGCTCCATTGATTGTGCCAGTGACTGTCAGGTTGCTTACTACCATACCATCACTACTCAAGGTCTGACCATCACCTACTATGATTCCTTTTGTACCAGCTGTGACCACATTCCCCTTACCAAAGACTTGAGCATTCGCACCTGGTAAGATGACATTGTTGTTAAAAGTATTTTTACCTACCAATGCATCTACTCCTACTCCTATCATTACATCACCAAATGGCCTACCTAAGCCAGTCTTAAATGGTGCAAGGTCTATCTCAGTGTCAATGCTGATTAACTCTACCTTAGTGAGTTGTCTCTGATTGCCATTATAATCTTGAATCTTGTTGATATTCCACCAGGAGTTGTCTATGTATATCTTATCATTCAGCTTAAGTGATTGGATGTCTAGCTCAGTCAAGTCAAACATAGCTATCAGCATCTTGCCTACATTAATCTGATTAACTGTCCTTCTCCAATATAGATTGTATAGGTTATTAGCTGTCAGTGATATAGGCTCATAGAAGTAAAAGTCATTAGTGCCAAAGTTGATATCAAAGCTAGGTGTCGACGCATTGTCGAAATGTCCCAACATTGGATAGTCAGTCAAGCCAAACTCACCAGTTGTGCCAAAGTCTAAGATGTCAAATGGCTGACAAGATTGCAAGCCACCATCATACAAGATACGGATGTTAGTGTTAGGTGATGCTCCAATGATAGCTGGTACATAAGCTCCAAATGAAGTCAAGAATACTGGTGTAGGTGAGAATATCAACTCCTGAGTAGATACATCCTTCACATACTCATTGTCAAATGTATACTCTAACTGACCATAAATCTCACTAGTAGCTTGAGTGTACATTGTGTTGAACTCATCTGTGTCAGGTGCATAAGTGAGCTTGAGCTTCTTGTTAGTCAAGTCAGGAAGGAAAATTAACTGTTGGTCCTTATCCTTAGCTAACTTTCTACTCCAGTCTTTCTCAGCTCCTGAATCATAGTACTCATCACGATGTCTTAAGATTAGATTGTAAGGATTGTTAACATCTTGCTCAACATACAAGTTGTACATCTGTAGGATAGACTTAACAAAGTCAGACTGCTTGATCTCTTTTGGTACGTATTGGTTGATGTTAAGTGTACTACCAGTTACTTGTATGTTGTTACTTGGTAGAATAACCATGTTAATAGATATCAAGTCAAGCACTACATTAACTGGTGCTAATGTCGTACCACTAAAAGTATACCACAATGTATTATAAGGTAATTGTGTATCATCAGTATAACTGTATACAGGATAAATCTCAACACCTATCTCAAGAATCTGAATATCTGATGCAGTGATTCCTAATATTACACCATTCACAACTGCTGGAATAGTCAAAGTGTCTGAGAATGATAAGATAGTAGTATTGCCATTAGGTAATGGAGAGCCAGTAAAGTAATTAACAATAACACTTGATCCATACACAATGATAGCATTTGTGTTACCAGCTACTTGTACTCTAGCATATACTCTATATTTTTTATATCCAAAATCTAAGAAAGTACCTGGTGTTCTCAATCTAGCATTACCTCCACTTGTGTTCTCTAATGTTATAGTTCCACCAATTGCTAAGCCATAGGAGTAATTCTCACTAGCCACAGCATTAGTGCTAAATGGTGTTGAATACTCTCCAGTAGTAGGGTCAAAGATATTCTGTGCATCTGTAACCTCTGACCATCCTGAGTCAATAAGCTCCTCAAATGTATTATTGTATCCAGTAGGTTGAACATAGCTTGTGGTCCATGTGTTGGTAGCCTCTACTTTATAATCTTCATAATCTTGATTATTCTTGTCACCATTGTAAGGAATTAACAACTTATCAAAGTGAGCTGATGTTAACTCATTCCAGGTGTATGTGAAACCAGCCACAGCAAAGATTCTATCAAAGTAAGTCTTAGCATAGATTGCTGGCTTGAAGTCATTAGCATTGTAGTCATTACTATTGATATACGGCATGACATACTTGTAGCCATCAGCCACAGTGTTACTAAATGAGCCTGCAATATTTGTAGAGCTAAACACATGGTCCAAGTCAGAGAAGTCTAAGTCAGTTAAGTTAGCATTTGTGATAGCTGTGAAGAACTCAGCTCTACTATCCTTGATTAATACTTCATAGCTTACCTCATCTTCATACCTGGTGTTAGTCTGTAGCTTGTTGACACTTACCAATTGCAATAGTGCCTCATCTAAAATAGGTACACCATTCTGAATGATTTGACACTTTGTTAGTGTGTTGATGTTGAATGTGCCGGCTTGTATGTTGACATCATAGTAGTGACCAAGTAGATCGTTGTTATTCTTAGTGCCAGCTAGTGTGATGGTCTTAGAGAATGTCCCCTTGCGTGAGGATAAATCTCTAATGTCACCAACACTAAATGTGATAGGTAGTGCAAGATTCTCAGATACATCAAGCACTCCATTAGGTAGAACTATTTTAACCATTGATTATGTCGTTGTTGCCTATCCTTACTTGAATAGATTGCTTGATTAGATTCTTGTTTCTTTGTTGATACACCTCAAAGTTGGTAGTGGTAACATTACAGCTGACATACTCTGTTGACTCAGGTACGTGAATAATACAGCCAGCCTCATCGAATAGTACAGCTCCATCTTCTGTGATGCGATAGAGTACATTCTTAATGTAAGTTTGTGGTGATGTCAACAACTGCTGAAAGTACACACCCTCCTCTTCTGTCATGTAATTTGTTGATAAGTCAACTAACTTAGTCACCTCAGTGTTAATGTTGATAGTACCTTGTTCATAACTTTTATACCCCCACTGACCATCAACAACTGCACCAGGTACATCTTGATTGTAAGTCTGTCTATTGATGTTGCCTCTTTCATAGCTCTTAAGCTGGAAAGCAAAACTACTCCATGAGCCTAATCTATCTAAGAACACAATGTGACTCTCAGAGATTAACATCCTTCTATCTATGTTTACCTTATACTTGATTGACTTTTGTGTTGGTGTAAGTCCATCAACATACCAAACCTCATAGCTCTTAGTGTCATTCTTTACCAATGGAGCAGTGCCACTAATCAATGTAAGTGAGCCATAGTTATTAGGACCAACTGCCACACCTTTGATAGTCTCAGTGCCAGCTACTACCTTAGAGAATAAATCACCATTATCATTTTGAAAGTATACCTTGCCAGCTGGTGCAACACCAAAGCCACGCATGTTTAACCATAAATCTTGACCAGGTGTTGAGCTAAATGATTGAGGCTGGTCTGTTAGCCATTCCTTAGTCACACCATCAAGCTCATAGTCTAGCTCATCCCAATAAGGAAAGTCAAGCCATGAATAAACACCATTGAAAACAAATTTATCAAGTGTAGAGATTATGTCTAAGTCTATAGTCTTTCTCTTATCAGCATACTCAACTACTCCATTGATAGTAGCATCTGTGACTCCTGACCATAGTGCATTAATTGTGAAGTTAGTTGTGCCAGTGATAGCTATCACAGTATGCAACCCCTCAACACCAGGATTGGCAGCTGCTCCACCTACACCTTGCACGATGTTAATCTGGTCACCTACTTGGAATGGATGTGTAGCTGTGATGCGTACATTGCCACCATTATCTGTAAGAGATGCTGTATAGCTCATGTCAAAAATATACTCCTCACCAAACTTAACATCATAGCCAAAGTAACTATTTGACGCATCATAGAAAGTAGTGATTGAAGGATTGAAGTCAAAGCTCACTGAGTTGCTTAATAGCTTAGATAAATCTTGTTCACCATAGCCAGTGCCATAAGTTGGTAGTGCTTTATAGTATCCTATTCTATCATTGGTCACTGAGTCAAACACCTCAAAAATATATCTGAAGCCTGACTTATTCTTGTTAGTTGAGTCAATGATAAACTTGCACTCATTGTATGCTGGAGTGAAGTCTTGAGGCTGTGCTATGATTGTTGTTGCCATACCTATATTGTACTTTTAAATGATTTCAATTAGAAGGATAGATAGCTGTCATCTGTAAAATATTCTTTCTTGATGTATGTTGCTGCGTAACGGATAGCATCCATTGCATCATCCCATAACTTGACTGGCTCATCTGTGATTGTGTCACCTATTTTCTTCCACTTGTAGTTCTCGTATTCTTTCTTGATTGCTGGATGGTCCTCACAGAATACACCAAAGGTCTTTATGTTATCTATCCCTTGCTTGACTACCTTGTTAGCATTCTCAATGTAATAACCAGCTCTATCAATCTCAGCTATTGTCTCAGGCCTTGAGTAGTCAGCTAGTATGTTGATGCTCTTCTCTATGCCTAATTGATCCATTCTAGCGATTAAGTCAGTAGTGGTCAAGTAGCTCTCATAGATGACTGGCTCAATGTAGATGTCTTTGTCTCTCCAGTAGACTCTGACCAATGCGGTAGGGTGATTATAACCAAAGTCTAAGCCATAGACATAGTCAGTAAACTTAGCAGGTCTATGCTTAACAAATGACCAATTGCTGTAGATGTTGCTTTTGCTGATAGCTTTCTCTCCTAGTGCATAGATCTGATATTGTGCCTCATCTGTTCTCTTCAAGTCTTCAATCTGTCTCTTGATGCTGTCAGGTAGGAATGGATTGTCTTTGTAAGTTGACTTGATTAGGATTGACTCCTCAGTTGGTAACTCATAAAGCCACGAGTTGCTCTCAGATGGATTGTAGTCAAAGATTAGCTTTCCTTCTGTCCTCATGTTTAGCTGAGTGAAGTCATCATAGTACAGCTCATTGGCTTCATTACACCATGCAAGGTCACGCTTCCTACCTCTAATCTTTTGCTCATCATCCACAGAGAAAAATTCAACTATAGAGCCATTGCCAAATGTGTAGATGTGCTCTGACTTATTATGTCTAGCCACGTCATAGATTTCTAAGCTCTTCATTATCTCTAAGAAGTCACGCATCACAGTAGCTCTCAATGCTGGAAAAGTCTTACGAATTATTGACACTACCTTGTTAGGATTCTGTAAGCAATAGACTATTATCAGCTGACATAAGCTGTAGGTCTTTGATGACCTTGAGCCACCTTCATTGATGATAAACCTATGACTTGAGTCATTTAGTGCCTCGTGATTCTTTTGAAAGATTACTGTTGAATTTAACTCCATAGACAAATCATACCACTATTAGTAGTACTTATATTTATTATTATTAAGATATATTACTCTTTATTAGAAGTAATAATATTAACCTTTATCTCTGAGATAGCTTCACCTTTTGTGGTAGTATCAACTCTCTCAGTCAGGTTGTTTAGTCTCTGAGTTATGGATGCATTGTACTGCCCAGTCATCCCACCTTCAATCTGATCATGTCGGATGGCTTCCTCTATGCGTGTACAGATTGTGGCATAATCACTATATCTATCTTCTTTATTTGAAAAATAATCAGTGACTGTACATCCATTATCAGCAGCATAACTTCTGAATCCTACTTGCGTCAATGGTCTTTCTAATGGTATAGCAGTAGCCTCTCCAGTTTTATTAGAGAGTGAGTATTGATATCTAGGATTAGCTTTGCACCAATCTCTATAAGATACAAATAAGTCCCACATTGCCTCAGGAGTAGCTATGTACTTGTGCTTAGCCATTACCTTCAGCTGAATTTATTAACTCTTGATCTCTTTTATGCATCTCCTCTTCTAGTCTCTCAACAAATTTCTTTGTGCGTTTCTTCTTCACTGGTACATCCTCAACTGCTGTGTACTCAATAACAGTAGACTCAGGAGCTGTAGCAGTTACTACCTCTTCAAAGATGTGCTTAAGTCCAATTGTCTGATAGTATTTCACTTTGCTTAGATCAAGTTTATCAATTACAATAGTCTTAGTGCCTTTAAATCTGTCATAGATTTTCACTGTCTTACCTACAAATTCGGGTTTAATTGTGTATTCCATAATTTTAGTCTTTATACCTATATTGTATCTCTTTTATATTTTGTTTTATTTCTTTTATCAGAAAGAAAGCTGATGTGCTGTTAATGTCAAAGTACTTAGCCAGTGCTGTTTGTGTTGAGTGACCTTTGTCATAGTATGCTTCAAAGATAATCTTTTTAATTCTATCATCCAAAGAGTTGCGATATATCTCTACCATTGCCTTCTTGAAATTATAGCTCTCTTCTAGGTTAACCTTGTGCTCAATATCGCTTGAGTCATCTAATGAGTCACCTAGATACTCATGTGATCTATAAATGTCATCTTTTTTAGTCCTTGAGCCTTGAGTCCAAATAAGCTCGTATTTGATTGTGTTCAGTAGATAGCTCTTAGCTTTGTCTTCTGTTACCTCATCCATCTCTAGCTTAACACAATGAAGGTAAGCATTATTTATTACAGCATCAGCTTCTATAGAACTAGGTATTTTTAGTCGTTGAATGAAGTGCTTAGTGTATTTGAGCACCTCTGTGTAGTTTTTTTGAATGTATTGGTCAAGCATTCTTTTCATACCAGGATAAAAAGTCTTTATACCACACCTTCCTTCTAACTGTAGAGCAAAAGCATTCCTTATCAATAACTTTAGTCTGAGCTACTTTAATCTGTTTGAGTTGATTAAGTGACCTCTTAGTCATTATTTCACTCTCAGGTAGATTAATTATAGACTCTATGAGTTGTATATCAGTTTCTGTAAGCATACTGCTGTGAGTGATGTGGCACAAGCCACTGTGAATGATTGTGAGTAAATTAATGCAGTCCAAAATGACATGCACTTCCAGCATCCTAGAGCTGTATGTAGCCAGTCAGGTAGAATAAATCTATCAATGAAGTTTTGAATGGGCTCAAAGTTAGTAAACCACCAGGTAGCTACTAATGGTGTTATGTATGCTATCATGTTGTAAAGTTAGTTAATATTTATAAACGACAAAGGGAGCTGTCAACTCCCTTGATTAATGTACCATTTAAACCACTTCTCATAGAATGAGTCTTTAACAGTATTACCAGTTAGAAATCTAGACAATTGTGATCCATTGACTCCAATGTCCTCAGCTATGTGAGTCTGCTTGTATCTGTTGGTCATTCTCAGATTAGTCTGTTCTATCATCCATTCCTTGACTGAGAAGTCTTTATCTGTTAAGATAGTGATAGTATAAATCTTTGATAAATCCATAGATAAAGTAAATTAAAATTAGTATTGAAACGATTGTGAGTCCTCTCTTGCCGAGAAAGTAGTGCATGCCATAAAAAAACAGACCAAATGTAGCCATTAGGCATAGCACTACTATGATGTACTTAACTAGTCTCATTAGAATAGCTTAGAAGTAACTTTTAGAGCATTAAGACTGACGTAGTGTGTGCCATTGTATTCTCGACCTCTCAGCTCGAATGTCACCTCTACTTGTTCATTCACCTGGATAAAGTCTAGTAGGTCGATGTTGTCATTAACTAGTTGAAATTTTACCTCTTGAGGATACTTGTCCTCAGGTTTACCTACTTTAAGGATAAACTCTTGTACTCTGAACTTTTCAGATACTTGCTTTGCTGGCAACTTGTTAATAATTACTCCAGTTGTTGTGTGTTGATTCATTTTGTTAATTTATATAGGTTTAAAAATCGTGCTGTAGTGCACTTAAATTCATTCATTGGGTTATCTGTAGTAGGCTTAGTTACTTGATAAACCACCATGCCAGCCTTATCTGAGATTGGCATCACTAACTGTTCTCTAGTTAGGTTCTTGTACGTTTTGTTTAGTTCAATCATTTTGTTTTGTTTTAAAGGTTTCGTTGTAGTATTCCTTAAATGCTGTGCCTTTTTCAAAACACAATAGATTAGGTCTATCGTGATTGTAGGCTTTTTTCATTTGTTTTTTCTCCATTTTTTTAGCTTTTTCAAACATATCATACAATCTGTCATCATTTGATATATACCATCTTATTTCGTCCTCTAACCATTCTACTGCTGTCATTTCTTATTGTTTAAATTGTTAAATTCTTCTTTGCTTACTTTCCTAACATCTAGTTGGTCATAGTTATTAGTAACTAAGATACAATAGTCATGACCTGACTTGTTGAATGTCTTAGCTGAGTATCTAGCATACTTGAGATTCTCTAAGCTTGACTCAATAATGAAGTAGGATTTTTCCATTATTTACAGTTTAATTGTACAAAATATTCATTGTAGTACTCAGTACAAGCCAATAAACGCTCTCTAATGGCTTCTTCTATTGAAATGTTACGTTCATACTGAAGTACTGTGATTCGTTTCTTAGGGTCAATGTGAGATACCTTGTGGATAGATTTATTATCCCAATCAGATAGTAGAAAGTCATCAGTGTCAATCATGCAGTAGATTAGCTCAGCTGATTGCTTATCACATAGCATCATGTAGCCTCTCAACTGCCATTCATAATCTTTGTTAATTCCTTCTGCTGCTATAGCTGGGAAAGTCTCTAATGACCATGACGTCTTAATGTCAATGATTGAATTGTCCAGGATAATATCAGGAGTACCTATTAGGCAGTCATTTTCAATAGTATCTTCATTTTTGATGTAAAATGTGTCTCTAATTTGATTGACTAACTCTATAGACTCGTGCTCCCAGTCAGTGCCTTTCTGCATTGCTTTTGTTGATACAAATGAGTTGTAGCCAAAGAAGTCCTCTTTTGCTTTGTTAGCGATATAAGACTTAGTAGTCTGACTTAATAGCTCTGACTTAGTTCTTGACTCAGTCATTAATTTTCCTAGTGATGATGGATGCCATTTCATAATGCTTGTAATTGTTGTTTGGTTAAATTGAAATCTGTTTTTAATTTCTCTGCTGTGTACTTGCCTGACTCAATTGACTTAAGAGCTTCTTTGAATCTGTCATCTGTTAGAGTTGGTTTTTCAGCTACTGTAACTGGTTCTAATGATTCAACACCATCATTCTCAGTGATGTCATAGGCTGATTGATAAAGATACCTTCTATTGTAAGTGATAGTAGATCCTAATCTTTGGATAGCATCAACTACAGATGTACCACCACCTTTAGCTAACATTTCAGCATCAACATAAGGGATAATAACTTCATAGAAATCAGTTTTGTCATCTGAATTAACTAATGTTAGTACACAAATCCCTTCATTCTTTAAGAATTTAGGATAAGCATTTACTCCATACTTAGCGTTTAATTCATTAACAATAGGCATAAAATCTGTAAGCTCATGGTACCTAAATCCAGAGAATTTGTTAAGTCCTGATTTTGGAATTTTACGCTTACTAATTTCCAACTTAATTGCAGCCATCCTAAGATGCAATGTTGGTAGTTTTTCTTCTTGGTTTTGCATGTATATTTATTTAATTGTTTACAAATGTAATAATTTTATTTAGTTGTGCAACTATTTAGAATAAAAATAATTGAATATACCACCATCTAGGAGGAATTATCTGACCTATTAACTTATCATCTTTGTGTTCTTCACCATCCCAAATGACTTGAGTTACTTTGTAGTATTCAACTCCTCCAAATCTATTTATTTTCACTACGTCACCTACAAAGTAGCAGTCACTATCTTCTGTATCTTTTATTTTATCTCCTATTTTCAGCATCTTCATTCAGTTTTATGCACATTTCACAATATTTAATCAATTTGTCTAGTGCTATACCTATCTCAGTAGGATGTGGTTGTGGTATTTCAGCACCTCTTCTCCATGCTTGAAAGTTCTTAATGAAGTCTAAGTCTTCTTGTGTCATTGTATTGGAATTAATTGTTGTATTTCTTTTTGAAACGTTTCAAAGTCTACCCATCTACATAGATAATAAATAGCTTTTGACTGTGTTAAATTTGATTGATGCTGTATTTGTTCTTTTCTTTGACTATCACCTTTACTGGCTTTTAATTCAATTGCGAATTTTATACCATTTAATAAAGTACCTTCCACGTCTGCCATCCCTTTATTGAGTCCTTTAAGAAAAAAACCACCTGATTTCTTACTAGCATCTTTTCTCCATCTACCTTCGCTGGATACTCTCCTGACATCTAAACATCCATACATTACTATCATGTAGTCTTCAATCAATTTAGTAATTGCATTAGTGTCATTTACTTTTTTGCTAGTTCCTTTGGTCACCTTAGTGTATGGTACACCATTGTCATCTAGCAATGTTTCGGTGACTGTTTTTATCACATCTTTAGATTTTAATACCTTATGTCTAGCTTTGTATTTCTTTTCAGTTGCTCCTAAAAACAAAGCATTCTGACCTTGCATTTCTAAATCAATACAAATCTTAGTAAATTCTTGCAGTGTCATAGTTCTAAGTATATCATTTGTAACAATAGTTCTTTTAAACTTAGACATGGACTTAAAGACTCTATGTCCTCTCTTTCAGTTACTGTACCAAAAGAGCCTTTAAAATTAGTAGTAAAAGATAGTATAGTAAAGTGTCCATCATACTTTAATGTGGCTATTGTACACACTGTAGACATCAATTCATTGACATCCATTTGATCCATCATTTTTTTATTCATTTCTCTTCTATTTTTTTAATTAAATTTATTACTTGCTGTCTAGAAATACCTAGCTGTTCAGCTACTTTTGTTCTGTTAAAGTTACTATCTGACTTGTAGATAGCAAGTAATTTATCATAGGTAGTCTCAGCTCCTTTCATGGCTGATTTAATATCTTTCAATTCAGCAGCTTCAATCTTTATTTTCTTGGCATTCATAATAAAGTAGTTGCTTAACTTTTCAGCTTTAAGAATACTATCTTTAGAGACTTCAATAACATTAACATTCTCATCAAAATTACTTGAAAATATATGAATTAATAGAGCAAATCTAGGGATGTAACTCTTTTGCTTTGGATACATTGACTTAAGATATTCATTCTCCTCATCATTGTTTTGCTCCTTAGTAATTCTGTTAAAGATACGCTTCCATTCTTCCTTAGCTTCTTGCTTGAATTTAACTGTAGCAGTAATTATCTTGCCATCATTGTCTCTCTTGATAAATGCACTCTTTAAACCTTGATAGAATCTAGTGATAGTGTTACTATACCACATGATATCAGCTATGTGCATTTCATTCTCATTGTATTCTTCAACCTTTGCATCAGGAAAGCTCAACAACATACGGTCTAAAAATCCATTATCCTTATTCTCATCTGTAGCAAATTGATTGAAGATACTTGGCTGAATACCTCCGAGCACTGGTATGAATGGTCTCTCAATAAATGATCCTTTTCTAGTCATTCTATTCACAGATACTGACTTGCTACTCCAACATGATAGCCAAAATTCTAAATCAGATCCAGCTCTGTACTTATTCATGTCTTTAAACCATCCAGCAAGCTCATCTTTGAACACACCTACAGCATTATCAGACTCCTGGTGTAAGTCAACCAATGCCTCTAATGTAATATCATTGGCAATAAACTGAGTCTTTTTAGGTTTCATTGGCTCAGGATGTTCTTCTTTCTCTTTCTTAGTTAAATCATTGTAGTAGTTGTATACTTCCATCTGATCAGAATATCTCTTTATCTCTTTGAAGTTCAATACATTCAATGGCTTAATGATATTGTCAATACTTGGAGTCTTACCTATACCAGCTCTACCTACCACAGCTAACCAAATTACACCAGGTTCTGTCCATCCTTTTTTAACTTCAATCTCATAGGTATTACCAACACAAACTGAAATTAACCAAAGTAAACTGCATCCCATGTAGTCAATATTAGCATCTAGTTTTTTGTTACATTCTAAGATGTAATGCTGTATTTCTTCTGGAAAGATATCTAATGGAAAATTAATACCTGAGATAGGTAAAGGTTTATCAATCTTTGGCTTATCCTTTTCAATCTCTTTCTTTCTTCTAGATCCAAATCCTTGCTCATACAAATCCTTAGTAGCTTCTTTAAAGTCACCATTGTGCATCTTATGTGCATAAGCTACAAATGGACTTATTAGCTTCTCATGTGGATAAACTGTACCGGTAGAGAATAAATACATGCATCCACTATCTCTGAACACACTACCTGAGTGAGCAGAAGTAGCTCCATGTCTTTTGATTAGGTAGTGATCTTTCTTTTGTCCATTGGTAGGGATAAAGAAGTCATCTTGAATAACAGACCAGATATCTGTTTTATCATTGAAATCTTGCCAAGGTGTCACCTCATCATCTGAGTATATCTTTGGCTCTTTTTTTGGCTCCTCTGGTGCTTTCTCAATGTGATTGTAAGCTGAGGATAAATTCCAAAGTGTTTGTCTATCCTCATCTGTGATAAATTGCAATTGAAAATAGGACTTAGTATTCTGATATCTTTTACCAGGATAAACAAATACATAACCTCCAGTACCTCTACTTTCAATTACAGCCTCTTTATGTCCTTTAAGTTTAGCTATCTTAGTATTTCCTACTACTCTTTTAGACTTGTATAGTATGTGATATCCACCGCTTTTAGTAACATAGACAGAAAACTTACTCTCAAAGTCTAAGATGTTATCTTTAAGAGTCTGATAGTATTCCTTCCAAAACTGATCCTTTTCTAATTGAGTTGAGAATACCTTAGTATCAACATCAATCACCTCTAATGATTCAAAGCCAGTGACTATTCCAATACCTTCTGTAGATGTATCTCTAAGATTTTTTAAGAATTGTTCTTCTGTCAGTTTTTCTGATTGACATTCTTTCCATTTATGATTAGGGACTTTATTATCACCAATTGTTATAACTGAAAAAAACTCTAGAAAATTTAATGCTTGTAATTCATCCATTCTGCATAATGTTTTAAAAAAGTAAAGCCCATTAATCTCCAGTGATGCAGCACTTTTGACTAATGAGCTTTAAATAATGTCCTAGTGACTATTAATTAACCTTCTGCATTGTTAATTTTCACTCAGCAAATATACTAATTTTCCTTAGATTACAAAAAATAATTAGGTGTAAACTACTGTAAAGTGACTTTACACCTGACTTTACAGTAACTTTGTAGTATCTATAAGGGTTGTAGCCGTTTTAGGTGTAAAGTTTACAGTAAAACTGATTTTAAAAATTTTTTTTTATTTTTTTTTTATTTCTCTACTGTAAAGTCACTTTACACTTTACACTTTACACCTGTCTTTCTATGTACTGATTGTTAGCTAATCTGTCCTTGATTACTCTTAAATCTGTGGTGTTGTTACACTTGATAACATCCTCAAAGATAGAGTACTTAGGTAGTTGCACTGGTGGATAAAGATAGTCTTTAATTGGTGCTATAGCATCATCATAAATTCTGTCACAACTTTGGAATTGATTGTCCACTTTTAGTCCATTGATGACAGTTGCATGGTGCTTATCCATCAATCTACCAATCTCTGACAGATTCATTCCTAATTTTTGGAGCTCAGAATAAACATAAGCTCTCTTGTAGATTAAGTCTCTATCTCTACAGCTGGTGGTCAGGTTGTAAAGTTTAATCATGTATTTTAATTTCTCAATCATAATATCTCTATTTGTGTTGATGTGACTTTGATTTCTTGTTGATTATGAAAAATAGTGTAGTAGTTTAAGTGCTCAGTAATTATAGGACATTTCTCATTTTGAAAGATGCATATCTGAGCTGGTGTAATTTCTTTAATTCTGTATCCCTTACCTTTGTATTTCTCAGACACATCATAAGCATCAGCTACTCCACCACTAACTACTATAAACAAGTCTTCTTTCTCTTTGTGTTGAAGTTTTAGTATTGTTCTTTTCATACTTTCTTAAATGTTTCGTTGTAGTATTCATGTGGGGTAATAAAATTACCTTGTGTTCCATTATTCCATCCATTACTATGAGCTCTAAGTATCTGCTCCTTCTCCATTTCTTTGGTTTTTTTTAAAGCATCTTTAGGTAATTTAATATACATCTCTCCATTTTCTATGTTAATTGAACCCTCTAATATTTGAGACTCCAACCACTCTACTGCTGTTTGTTTCATGATAGTTGTTTCTTTGAGTCAATATTCTTAAAGATGTCAGAGTCTGAGTCTATCCTTCCAGTAGCCTTTATAAAGTCTACCTCTAGCTTAGCTGAGTTAATGATAACAGATCCGATAGAGCTTATAGCCTTTGCCTTGTCAACCTCTTCTTTTATCTGTTCATTACTTAAAGACTCATCATTAAGCCTTTCTAGTGCTGCAAACATGTGGTCACGTAGATCACTAATTTTGTTTCTTGCCATTTATTTTCTTGTTTAGTTTACTTGTTAATTTAATTACTTGTTGTATTTCTTGAGGGAATCTTTGGATGCTATTCCTTATGACATTGTCCTTCATGCTTATGCATTGTAAGTTCTCTAATTGACAATTCCTAGTGTTACCATCTATGAAAGTTACTATGTGCTTGTTAGGAATTGGTCCATTAGCATCAATCCATATTTTGTTATGATATAGAATCCATTTGCTATCACTAATTTTATAGTATAGATATACTCTACCACTTAGATCAGTATCTTTTCTCTCTACTATAGATCCGTCAGGCTTCCAGTTGTGAGGTCTATTGCCTTTTTTCCACATTGTAGCTTTGACTTTCTCATATGTTTCTGCTGGCATTTCTTTACCTTTGTTAAATGGTACGTTGCCTTTTTTGAATCTAAACTTTTTACCACCTTCAATGAGATTTGTTCTACCGGAAGACTCTGACTGTTTAAATTCTAAGGTCTTTCTAAGTCCCATTGTAGATGCTCTGCTAGCAACTTGAGAATAGCTGAGTCCTAAGTCATCAGCAATACCTTGAGTCCTTTCATGCGGGAATCTTTGTCTTATGATTTCATTCTGTGTCATGTTTTCTCTTTAAATTCTTTTTCTAGCCATTGTCTAAATGCTCTCTGAATGTTCACTTGTTGAGATTGTGCCTCAAGCTCTGCATCATTGATGATGATGTTGTCTACCTTTCTGACCTCATCTATAAATGCGTTACCATGTCTTTTGCACATTCTGAATAATGGTATATCTTCTAATAAGTCAGCGAGTACTGGTAGCAATGCCACTACAGCTAGGAGCTTTTGTTCTTGATTCATAGCTCCTCCCCAGTTAGTGCAAAGTAAATGTTTTGTGCTTCATGGACGTATTTAATTGTGCAAATACCTATTGTTTGAAATTTTATTTTAAATACAATTAAATCTAATTCTTTTAAAAAAGAAAAACAATAATTACCTTTTATGTACCAATTTAAGTCATCGTATTTTTTCTCAAACCCAAAATTCAACAGCCACTCTTTAGTTAATTCAATTGGTTGTAAACAAATACCAACATAAAAACTACTTGTATTATCTAGTATTTTTACACTGTTATTTGTTCTAATTTCAGTCACAATAACATGACCTTGTTTTCCATTTAAATAGTTTCCTATCCTTAAATCACTTGCTTTCATAGCTCTTCTACTTTATAACCATTGTTAATATACCATTGAGGTGTCTCTGGTAGGTCATCATGATACTTCTCATCTTGTAGGCATCCATTGTGGTCAAGGTAGCAATACCACCAAAATCCACCTAACTTTTCAACTGAGTCCTCTAACCATACTCTGTGTGTTGCTTTCATAGTGCTTGTATTTCTTGTTTAACTTTTTGGTAGTATTCTACATCTTCATTGATTGACATATATGTTTCGCCTTTCCATTCGTCTAAGTATTCACTTGGTATTGCTTTTAATATCTCATCAACTGCAATTAATGCACATTGTTTGGCTTGTCCTAAAGTTATTGATAAACTATACCAAAAATTATCTACCAACTCTTTTGCTTTCTCTTTCGGTGTCATAGCTCCTCAATTTTTAAGATTAATACTGGCCATCTGTCCACTAGTAGTATGGCATGGTGTTGATCGTATGCCTTCACTATTTTGAAGGACTTGTCTCTCATTGTTACTTTGTAAGTTTTCATTTTTTGCTCTTAGGTAGTTAATATAAAGTAAGATGTTAAAGTGACCTCTCTTGGTCCAATAACTTTCAATATCAGCTAAGTTCATTGTCATCAATTTCTCCGTTATTACATCCACACTCCTCTTCTGTGTAGTGAATTTCATTTCCAAATGTGCAGTAGTGTACCTCTATAGTACCTTCTCCATTGCAGTCAGGGCAAATCATAGCTCACAAGTTTTAATGATTTTATACTGCTTATGCTTGAATTTACTTAGGTTCCTTCTCCTAGTAGGAGCAGTCAAGTTGAATTCTTTAATTAGCTGAGAGTGAGTGTGCCAAATTGACTTCCATCTTGTTGTTGGCTCAGACTCTTTTCCAAAATGATCCATTGCAAATAGGTACATGTCCCAGCTAATTTTTTCTTGTTCAATGATGTGATTAATTAAATTTTGCATGTTACTTTGATTTAAGGGTTAAAATTTTGATAGTTGCTACTATGCTGTATAGTATCAATAAATAAACGATTTTTCCTTCCATGTGTTTGGTTTTTGTGTTAATAATTATGTAGCAAAGTTAAGAACTCTTTTCACTTATGCAAATTAATTAACATATTTTAACATTTGAAAAGATAAAAAAAGGGATAAACTATCACTAGATTATCCCTCTTAGGTGTTATTGTAACCAAACAATATACATGCGTGACAAATATAATTATTTTTTTCTTCTGAGAATTAATTTTATTAACTTTCCTATCAAGCCTGACTGCTCATTCACATCTACATTCACTTCACCATTGGTGACTTGTACATCTACCTTCTCAGTATCTATTTTTAAGCTCTTAGAATCACTTTCTTTATGAAAGTCTACGTCTACTTTGGGAGTGTCTACTTTAACGTCTGTAACACCATCTTTACGTGTCACTTTAATGTCAACATTCTTAGTGTCAATGTTGATGTTGATGTCTTTTTTCTTTTTTGGTTCTTTCATTATGCTTCGTTTGTTGAGATTCTACCTTGACTCTCTAATTTTATTACTCTTACATTAGCTGGCTGTGCTATTTTCCACTCAGTTCTTCGTGCCTGGTGCAATCTTACTTTAGCAATTCGCATGATGTTAACTTCATTGCCTTGATTACCACCAATGATATGGTAGTGTGTTCTATCCTCACCAACATACAAGCCTACATGACCTCCGCCATCTCTCTTGAAGGTTAGTACATCACCTAGCATTGGTTGATTGACGTGTGTGCCATACTTTGCCCAGTTTAACGCCCAAAGTGGACCATCTACTACTTGAACACCAGCCTTGTGAGCACAAATAGCAATGAACAAACCACACCAGGGAATCTCATCATTAGTGTATGCCTTAAGTCCAAGCTCTTTAGCCCAGTCTAAGATGATAGGGTTGTGTTGTTTACCTACAATCTCTTTAGTACCTATCAATTTGATAGCTTGTACTAAGATTTTCGGAGCTTTCTCCTCTTTTAACCAGTTATATTTCATAGTATAGTATTATAATAACTCCCATATATAGTCCACATACAAATCCTACCACAAATTCCATCATTTTTGTACTGTTAATTGAGATAAAGTAGCTCCAATAGTGCCAGCTGTTACTAAGTATCCAGCCATATCTACTACAATAGTAGGGAGTGTGAATGGTGAAGTCAATAAGACAGCTCCAATAGTACCAATAGTAATTGATAAGTTACGAACTCTAAGCCAAAAATTAGGAGTCTTGGCACACCATCTGTCTCTTAGTGTCATCTTGTTATCTGTATTTCGATTAGTTTCTTAACTGATTGAGTCAACTCACTGATGTGCTCAGCAAGATGCTTAATTTCAAGCTGTGTCATTTTTTCAATTGAGTCACTTCTAAATCTTGACTCATTATCTACCAGGTCAATCTTGCCTCTTAGAGCTCCAACATCACCGATTATCTTTTTTTGCTCATCAACTACAGCTTTAATATCACCATGTACATTCTTAAGGAAGTATCCAATGCCAGATAATAAAATTGTAATTATTGTAAACGCTACCTCATTAAATCCCATCTTATGCTGGTGTTGTTAGTTGTACAATTCTTTCCAAATAACTACCATTTAATGGGTTACTTTTTCCTAATGCAATACAAATGTCATGATAGTGATCACCTGTGCTTCTGTCTAACCTAACCCCTAATTTTATAGCTATATCAGCAAGTCTATCACCAGTAACTTCTTCAGCTTTATATTCTTGAGCTATAGCTTCAATCCATGAGCCATTAAGTGGTTCATTTACATTGATGTTGTTAGCCCATTGTTCAATTAATATCATAGTATCAGTATTGAATTATTATAACCATTTTCTCTCATCCCACCACAAGGGCATCCACTATGACATTGACCTATGCAATTGCAAGAACATTCGTCTATCATTGGTCTAAGGTCAGTGTCTCTGTTTGTTTTATCTGTAAAGCCCGGATAAAGGTCTTTGTTAGCTATTAAATATCTGATTAATCTTTGCTCATAAAATGAAGCCTTTTGTGCATAGTGCTCCATTCCAAATGCTACCTCATTTCTACTTACAGATGCTGAGTAGTCACCAAACTGAGTTTGAAGTCCTTTGTTTTTTAACTGATAAGTCAATCCAAAGATAGCATCTTCTGCTGACCTCCAAGCTATCACTGGCTGAATGAACTCTACAAGTGTTGTCTCATCATTGGTAAGTGCTTGTATATTGTATCTGTTAAGTAGATATTTATAGTAGGTTGTACCAAGTATAGGCATCACTCTAAGCTGTGCCTGAGTTGCTATGTATGGAGTAACGTCAGTCACATCTACATTGGCTGTGATTGGTGTGTTGACCTTAAGGTAAGTCTCTGTTATAAAATAGATCATAGTGTTGGTGTTTCAGTTGGCATTACGTCACCACCTTCTATAGGAGGTAAAGATGCAAGAGCTCTCACTTCATTTGGAGTCATTGCATTAAGTACTTTTGTAGCCACCAATGGTGATAGTGAGTTGATAGCATCAGCTGTTTTAGATGCGTCACCTTCAATCTCTACAATTGTCTCATTGATTATTTGGAAGTTGTTGATAGTGTATGTACCTGGTATCTTAGCAATCTCTAAAAGCTCATTGATAATCTCTTCTACTTGTGCTCTTAATGGCATTACTACATTCTTTTCAAATACCACATAGGCTTGCTTGATATCAGCTCCACCACCTAATGCACCAGTAGTACGAACACCCATAAGGATAGGATCAATTGTGTGAGCAAAACAAATCTGTTCAGTGTTCAAAGCTGATGCCTCATGAAAGAGTTTATCATTGCCATTTGTTGGTAAAGATTCAATCTTAGGTAGTTGGTCCGCTGAGTTAGCAAAGAATGCTACAGCTTTCCCAGCATTAGCTGCACCTTTTAACCTATCAATAGTAGCCTTAATCATTGACTTCTCCTCTTCTGACTGTGGTCTCTTAGGAAACATCATAGCAAAGGAAGGGAACACACTATTTTGAATGTTACTTTTTGCGAAGTATGAAAGCTCACCACTAAGGAATGCAAAGTTAAGAGCTGAGGTGTACTGTGGTAGTGAGTAATATTCTTGACCTAATGTCATTACTTCATAAACATACAACTGCTCAGATTCTGTGTTGCTTGGATGGTATTTCTTGATTTGAGTTACATCAATGCGAGCTGACCAATCATCACATAAAAAATATGTTTGCTTATCTCTAGCAACTCTGACCTTCTCAGGTGACACATTGTAGATTTTATATAGCTCTCTTTTTTTATTGTAGCACAGCTTGAAGTATACTCTGTGATGTACTATCAACTGCTGTGAGATAGCTCTATCTACTTTGCCTAATTTAATTTTTTTCTCAAAGGTGTATAGCTTGAGCTTGTCTTCATTGGTCATTCCTTCATTTTTCAATGTATAACCACCACCAACAACTGAGTTGGTCTTAAAGTCAACTATTGCACCATGTAAAGGTGATGTATAGTACAGCTGATTAAGTAGCTCAGGGAAAAGATTATCCTGGCCAAATGGAATATAGCCAGCCACCTGGTATCTACCATTGACATAAGGTAGTGATAAGTTAGCACCACCTACTTTACCAAATGGAGTACTGAAAGACTGATAGCCTTCTACTACTTCTGGTCCTTTGTTGTTGTTTATAAATCTACTATACCAAGCCATTAGTCATAAATTGAGTTAATAATTGCACCAGCTACTACCATTCTACCCTCTTCAATCATTGTCAATCCAACTGGATCTAATGTAGGTGTAGAGCTTTCATAGACCTTGTATCTGTACTGACCTTTAATAAAGTCAATATCTATAGGGTCAGTGATAGTAAATAGGTTAAATCTTGAGGGCCACAATGAAGTGTCAACACCTTGCCAATATATTGGGTTAGCTGTTGTGTTAAACTCATCTTCGAACTCAAATAAATAGTAAGGGTTTGATAGTGTAGTAACCTCAGTTAAGGTCAGCACAAAGCTATTAGTTGAGTCTTTCTCAAGATATATCATACCTATATTGTACTTAGAGAAAATTTTAATTAAAAAAAAAGCCTTACATTTCTGCAAGGCCTCTTTATCTATGGAGAAGAATAGATTAGGGAGCTACTGTTGTTAAAGTATCCACTACAGATGCCTCAATTTGGTAAGCTAAAAATTCATTCTCTGCAAGCAAAGTGATTGAATACTTAGAACCATCTGCTCTAGCTGTACCAGAGCCTTCACCAGTAGCAGTCAACTGCAAGTAAGGGAAAAACCAGTACAAGCCATTAGCATCTTGAACAATACCACTTAAGTATTGCTGACCTGAGCCTAACACCTTGATTGCACTAGACTTAACTGACTCACGTCTGTGAAACATCAAGTTAATTGTCTGAGTAACAAATGAAGAGCCGTTGATTAAGTCAATGTTTGACTCCTCAGTGTAGCTTGAAGTGTTACGTCTGAATTCAAATTCAATAAATGGATCAGCTCCACCTACTAAGTCTAAGTTATCAATTAGGTAGTCATCACCAGCATCAACTGTCAATGTAGTCATGTCAACATTATCTTGTTGATTGACGTAAAATTTATAAATACCACCAGTGTTGTTATCACAACTCTTAAGGATGGTTTGAAGTGCATCACATGCCATGTTTTTTTATGTTTTAAAGGTTAAAAATAGGGGAGCACTTACTACTCCCCTTGTATTAATGTTAGTCAAAACATACGTTGTATACAACAATCTCAGAAGGGTTTGTATAGTGGAAACCAGCTTTTAAATTAGCTCTTGTTCTCAAGTATGGCTCAGCAACTGAGTCAGACAAGTTAACTGCTTTCAAAGCCTTAGAGTCACCTTCAGCATCAAATGCGTATACTAGGTTGTTTTTCAATGTCAATACAATAGTGTTGTCAGGCATACCTTCACATACTACTATAGGAATTCCTAAGAAAGTCAATCCTAATGGTAAAGTAACATAAGTCTGAGTGTTACCTTGTGCTGCTTTCAACTCATAAGCATTAGCTACGTTTGTTGACACATACAATCTTAAGTCTGCTTTTTTACGTACAATTGCATTAGGAGCAGCGTTGACAACAGACTCTAATACAGTCAATACATTTGCAGTAGTTACAGCAGCAGACCATAAGCCATTAACAGCAACATCACCACACAACTGAACTAAGTAACCATTACAAAGTCCTAATAAATCATCCTCAGATGTTGTGTCACCTTGCCATCTTAATAACTCTAAATCTTGACCAATAACATTAGCCATTTCATTCCAGTAGTAAGACATAAATGATGCAACAGTGAAGTCACCATTTGAGCCTTGAGACATTTGCAAAGCTAAGAAAGACTGCTCTAAGTCAAATTGACAAAGTTGAGCCATAGCTGACAAAGGACATACGTCAATGTCAATAGCATCCAATGAATCAGTTGGTGCATTGAAATTACAAGTTGATGCTTGCAATAAGCTACCAAAAGTAACATTTGCTAATTTAGTTTTGCTCTTGATACCTGGTAAAGTTCTGAAGTTGTTAGCAATGTCAGGACTTGATAAGTATGCTTTTGAATAAAACTCATCTGGGTTTGCACACAAAAGTGCATTTGTTTCGATGTCTAGGTCGAATTTTAGGTTACGTGTCATTTTATTTTGATTTTGAAAATTTTACAAACTCTTTGAACTTTTCGTGAGCAGTCAATGCAACTGGCTCAACTTCTTCTTCAGTCTCTACTGTGATGCTCTCCTCAATTTGATTCTTAAGGGCCGCAATCATAGAGATAACTGAATTCATGTGCTCCTCTAATAAAGGTCTCACAATAGCAATAATAGCTTCAGCATCTACAGCTGGGTCAACTGATAACTCAGCTTCCATCTCTGTAGGTACATCTTTAATCTCAACAACTTCTCCGTCTGTTACAACATAGATTTTGCCTTCAATTAGATGTTCTCCGTCAGGTAATTTCATAGTATTTAATTTAATTTGTTCCGATAATTTCATACCTAGAAAGCCCTCAATTGAATAGCCTACTTGACCTGACTCAACAAGCTCATCATAATAAGCTCTGTCTGTCACTTGACTATTCAACATCAATGTACCTTTTGGTACTTCAATGCCATAAGTAGTGAATGCTTTGTCAGTTTTAGGACTATCAACTATCCAAGCCTCTAGGATGTATGCTGGTACTTTTTCACTAGCATCATGCTCCAGGTTAAAGATGTCCTTGTTCTGTAGATTCTGCATGAACTTAGAATGGATAGCCTCAATGACTTCTTCTGTGAATTGTACATCATACTCTTCACCATCCTCATCTTTTCTGTAGATGTTCATAGGAATCATTGCTGGTGCAACAACTCTCATTTTAACATCATCCTTGAATGCCATAGCTACATGAGAATTGAATGCCATACCTTTAACCTTAATAGCAGGTTTAGATGTGAAAGCAATCATTTCTATGCCTAAGTTCTCACCATCAGCATACTCATCCTCAATTGTAATCTTATAGACTGGTCTATCCATGCCTATATTGTAAAAGTTCTTATATTTGTTAAAAATTAAAATCTATGGTAACAATACTAGGTAAAGAAGTACCTAATCAATTGAATGAATTGACAGTACAGCAGTTTGAAACGATCACAACTATTCATGGAAAAGTAGAGCTAGATGCAATTGACAAGCATTTAGAAGTATTTGAATTCTTAGGAGTTCCTACAATTGAATTTGATGATGTACAGATTGAAGAGTTTAAAGAAATTGTAAGAGCTTTCAATGACATTCAATCAAAGCCTGAGCTAGTGAACAAACTAGAATTGGATGGTTACACTTATGTTGCATTTGAGGACCAGTTTAAACTATCTGTTAAAGACACTAAGCACATTGAGAGAATTATGGCATCTAAGCACAAAGGATATATCTCTGAGCTGTTAGCAGTTTTATTCAAACGTACTGACTTGACAAAAGCTGAGCACTATGTAGATGCACACATCAAGCTAAAAGCTAAAATGATTAGAGAGTTAAAGGCTGAGTTAGCAGTCCCATACCTGGTAGAAATTGGTCAGAAATTATCTAAACAAATGCCAAAGGATGTACCTACCGAAATCATGGAGTGAGATTGATGTATTCCAGTACAAAGAGGTCAGAGACTTATACAGCATTCAAGAAGTATTCAGTAGAGAGATTGAGATTCTCGCTGCACTAGGTGACATTAACTCTGAGGACATTGAAGACTTAGATATTGAAGAGGTCACTGTGATGCTGTCTGACATCAAGTACATTAATTCAGAGCCATCTAAGAACTTTAAGAGACAGCTTGATGACTATCATTACAAGCCACTAGATAAGTTAACCATTGGTGAGTATATTGACCTTGAGTTCTACTTTTCAAAAGACTACAATAAGCACATTGGTCACATTGCATCCATTATGTATAGGCAAAAATCTACCAATGAATGGGGTGTGACTATTTATGAGCCGTATGCTTTCAGTCCAAGAGATAGACATGAGCTGTTTGATGAGTATAAAATCAATGACATCTATGGTATTATTCCTGAGTTCATATCTTTTAGAGAAAACTTCATGGATACCTATGGCAACTTATTCCATGACAATACAGCTGAGGATGAGGAGGAGGTAAGGCCTACCAATAGTGAAGAGGCCAAAGAAATACAAAAAGAAAAGAGTCAGTTAAAGTGGGGGTGGGAAAGATTAATCTATTCTCTATGTAATGAAGACTTGACTAAGTTTGAAGAGGTCACTAACCTACCACTTATCATGACCTTCAACATGTTAGCCATGAAGAAAGAATTAAACATCTAATGGATAGCCTACTTTGAATCCTTCTGGTGGATCAAGTGCCTCAAATGTGTATGTGATTCTCTGATTTTTCTCAAGTATCTCAGCCACTTTAAGCATTGGATAACGTTTTGTTAACCATTCTGTGTACTGTGAGTATATTTCTGCTGTGATTCCTGAGTTATTTAGCTCATTTGTAAAGGTGTTAACATAGTCTCTAGGAGTAATGACACCACCATTCCATAAGAAAGCACCATTGTTAAGGAAAATAAAATAATACATTGCTACTATCTGTATTTCTAACTTCTCAAAGCTAGTGATTTTAGCATTAATTCTGATAGATTCTACCAATGTTCCTTGACCATCTACGATATCATTCCTAAGTATTCTCTTAAGAATATTAGCCATCCTTCTCCTAGTAGGATAGAGCACATTGAATTCACCATTTTTAGCGTATGCCATTAGATATTGTTATAAATTGTAAATGCTGTATTTGGGTCTGCGTCAAGTAATTGTTTAAAGTACTCTAACTTACTTGCATCTTTAAAATCCTCAATCATTTGAGAGTGGATAGTACCTAATACCTCATCTGTTGAGTCTAGGAAAAACGTGTATTTATTAGATTCTATTTTCATATTGTTCCCAAAGTAAGTGATGTAATATTTCCAGAGGCTACAGAAATTGCATTATTTACTGCTTTTACAGAAATTAAATCACCTGCTGCAAAAGATTCTGAATTTGTTGTGTCTGAATAAGTGCCAATTGAACTACCTGCAGGAATAGTAATTGTTATTGCTGTATCAACTCCATTTTTTCTAATTGTCAAAACTAAACTACCACTTGCTGGTTGACTAGCACCTACTCCAAAAAAGCAAAAGAAATTTTTAAAAGTTACAGCATAAGGAACTGGTATTTGTCTTTGATTTTCTGCTGTATTAGCAGTTAAACCTAAAAAAGCAAAAAACCTTGTTACTGGTGTTGCTGCTCCAATTACATTTCCCATTGCAGCACCAAATAAAGGGAACGCATTAGATTGTAAACTTGTGCTACCATCAGCCATCAAGAACTCAGTAGATGTACCCCCAGTCTTAACTATTGTAGTAGCTTCTAATGTACCAATGATTGTAGCAGCGTTACCACTACCTGATGTCTTATTGACTTTAAGGCCTTCATTAGCACCACCCTTAGTGATTAACAATCCTATACCACTACCACTTGTGTGATTAGCTGTAAGTGTATCTGTACTCCCACTATGTGTGAATGTACCTTTTGCAGCATCTAGGTGAAACGTTC